GTGCTGACACCAGACCTTGTTGCGATAGGTCGTGTTCATGTTGCGGAACACGTCGTCACTGATCTCGCAGGCCAGCGGTTCAACGTATCCGACATAGCGCCAGAAGCCGTTCTGCCCCATCCAATAGGCCACGCTGTCCACGATGTAGAAGGCGTGCCGGCCAATGATGCCGCAATTATTGCCGACCCGCTCAATGCCATAAATGTCGGGAAAGCCCTGATAGCGCATGAGATGGAGGTCAGTGTCGGTCCAGATGAGGCCGCCGGAGCGGACCTTGCCACCGCACATGGCAACACCTGCCGTCTGCAGGTTGAGGTCACCTGCCTGGTTCGTGCTGGTTGCGGTCCAGACTGTCCGGTTCTCCTGATCATTCCACGCCACCCGGCGCGGGTCGCCATCAGCCCCAAGGGCTATGATAAAGCGCTCATTCGTAACGAAGATCGCCTTGGCGTCAGGCGCGTTCGTGATGGCCGTTGCATCAAGCCCGCCGCGCGGTTGCCATTCGTATATCGTCTGCTCGTGGTCATTGCAGGCGACAAGCAGTTCCCCGAAATTGTCCAGCGTCCATGTGGAGCTGTCCGCCCCGCTGTCAAAGCCCGATTCCTGCAACAGCGCTTCGCTGCCCTCGGTATCAAGGTCCGTGCCGTCTTCGAGCAGGATCGAGACCGCAGCCGCAGGCGTGATATCATCCAGCGTTGTGCCGTCATGGGCATAGAGCGAGGTCACCGTCCCGAAGGCTGCGAAGCTGTCGCCTTCATTGTCCTTCCACGCATGGGCGGCCCGTGGCGTGCCTGAGAGTGTGCCTGTGAGCCCCGTATCCCAGCCTTTCATCGGCCGGATCTGGCCCTCGAAAAAGCGCACAAGGTTGGCGTCATACCAACGCCCTGCGCTCTGGTAGGCCGTACCGTTCCGAAACAGGCCGGGCGGCAGGGTGAGCTTGAGGAACATCAGGCAACGAAGCTCGCGCTCGGTTGCGGACGGAGCCCCATGCCGATGACGAACGCCTCTTCCTGCTGGATCTGCCGCATCACTTCGCGATAGCGCGGCTCCACCAGCCCGATGCGCTCCGGGTCGATCAACCGCCGGTCGGCATTGATGAGGGCGCCATAGAGATAGGCGTCGGGATGCTTCCGCAGGAGCCAGTTGTAATCGTTGTCATTCGTGAGGGCCGTCAGCCCGCGCTTGTAGCGCACCCGGACCGTCGTCGTCTGGGCCGGATAGAACAGAAGCGTTGAGCCCTCGACCGTGAAGTAAAACGGAAGTTCGCTCGTGCTGTAGGGATAAAGCCCCTCGAACGTGTCAACCGGGATGTAGATGATCTCGTTGTACGGCGTTGAAACATTCTTGATCGAGGTAATCTGGCGCATTCCCGTGGGGATGGTGGCCGAGCCGCTGGTCACGGCCAGAGCGGTATCAACCGACTCCATGTCGCGGGTCCGCAGCACGCGGTTGGCCTCGGCCTCGAACAGGGCGACATATTCAGGGATGCGTGATGTCGTTTCCTCGGTCGGCAGCGTCGTGCCGGGCTTCAGCCAGGCGGCAATCGCGGTCTTCAATTCGGCATAGGTGGAAATGGCCCCGTTATCATCCTGCACGGGGTCCGTAACGGCGGTGATGGTGACCCCGCCAGACCCGTCTGCGCTCCAGATGCCATAGATGGCCTGATAGCTTTCAGGCGGCGTCAGGGTCGCGCTGGCGCCGTAGTTGCGCGAGAAGGTATAGCCGCCGATGGAGGTCGTCGCAGCCTGCCCAAGCGCCACATAGAGCGTGTTGGCGTCGGTGTTCTCCAGCGTGACGGACGTGCGTGTCGCGTCCGCAGCAAGCAGGAGCTGGCTGGTCGTGGACGAGTTAGCCGACGTGATTGCTGTTGTCATTATCCGACCCGCGTGAGCCACATGCCGGTGCGATCCACCGTCGCCAGCACGGTCGCGTCAGTGGCGCCCTCAACCGCGCATTGCGCGTAAATGTCCGCTGTTGCGGATCCGATGTCCTGTTCCTTGATAAGAACGTGGAAGCTTGCGCGGACAATGTCCTGCTCTGCGCTCTTGGCGATGGTCGTGCGTGTGACCTGCGTGACGCCGCCACCGACGCAGCGGATTTCCACCGTGTCCTGATCGTCCAGATCGGTCGCAAAACGCAGGCCGATTTCCACGAGATAGAGCCCCGGCCACTTGGGCGCCACCTTGTCGTTGGCTGTGTCTGCGATTCCCTCGGGGTCCACGGTCGCGACCGAGAAATCCAGAGTTGCAAGGGTCGTGACCGCCTGATTCGCGCCGAGACTGAGCTGCGTATGCGCGCGGTTGACGGCGTGGACTTTCGTATTGTCGGCGTGGACGATGCTGACCGTCTTTGTACCCGCCGCGCTGCCGTCGATCAGATAAACGCGGTTATCGTTGTCGGCGTCGGTCGTGCAGTTGTCCTTCACATAGTGGTCGCCGTTGCTGTCACCGAGCACGCGCAGGCCGGTGATGGTGTTGCGCTTGGGTACGCCAACGGTTCCGGTATTCTGCTGGAAAAGCACGGCAGCGCTGTCGTTGACGGCGAAGCTTTCCACCGTGCAGGTCGAAATGACGTTGTTCATCGTGTCGCCGCTGCTCGCGGCGGACGTGCCGGCAATGGTGATCAGCGCGCCTCCAACCGAGCCGCGCCCAATCCCGCTGCCGCTTATGTTCGTCGCAACGCAGTAGCGTGCGCCGTGGATCAGTTTGAGGACGAAAATGACATTTTCGCCCCGGATGTTGCTGATCCGGGCGCCATTTGCCATGCAGTCGAGCACCTCGCCCACGCCATCGGCAAAGAGGTCATCGACGTAGTGGGCCAGGGACTTGCGCGTCAGCGTGGCTCCCGCCAGCGTGACTAGGTCTGTCTCCTGCCCGTAGGTCGTCAGCGCGTTGCTGCTGAACAGGAAGTTCTTGCACCGGATGCGCCGGATCGTGCCGCCAGGTCGGGACGGGGTTTCAGACACAGGGTCGGAATCCACTTCAACCAGCGTTAGCTGCGGCGTGCCGGTAGTCCACGTCGTGCCAGTGATGCCGCAATCGAGGCCGCGAATGTTCTCGATGAGAAATGCGCCTTCGCCAATCGAGTGCGCTCCGATCAGGCCACCGCCAGCGTGGACGTTCATGTCGCGGACAAGAATGTTGCTGGTGTGGAACTGCGTATCGTCAAACCCGTCACGGGCCTGAATAAGTTGTACGACCCGCTCTGTCGACGCCGATGCCGTGAAGACGATGTCGTGGAATGCGACATTCTCGCGGGCAAGCGCATAAAATGCGCAGGTGTTCTGACCGTTTGCGTTGAACTTGTCGCCGCGATCCGTGGAGTTGAACCCGCCCGAGCCGACCTGGATCTGCACGGTTGCGCCATTGCCAATCAGGCGACTGTTGGAGACAACGGAAAGCCCGCGATCAAGCAAATATGTGCGCCCCGGCCTCAACTCGCATATCTTGCCGCTGGCCGCCCATGCCTGCCACGCTGCCCGGTCATTGGCCGCCGTGCCGTCTGCGCCCCATTGCTCCAGCCGGACAAAGCTGCGCCCGATGATGTTGAGCGCCTTGAACCGGCCCGGCGTGATCGTGTCATGCGCCAGTACGGTGGCGTCATCGTCCGTATCCGTCGCGGACGCATCCCAGACGAACTCCTGCTCGCCGCCATCGTCATCAACAGCCCGCGCCGTCGCCTTGACCACCATGTTGTCGCTGAGATTGGCTGCACTCAGCGCCGTCATGGCCGCATAGGTCGGCACGACACGCGGATAGGACAGGTCCGTGACCAGCGCCTTCAGATTGGCGCTTGTGGGCGATGCGGCGAAGGTATCAAACCCCGCCGCGCGCGTGACCGCCGCCCATGACGTCGTATCGACGTCAGAATCCGCATCCGGGTCCGAGAAGGTGATGCCCATCAGACGGTCCAATCCGCAGTTCTGAGCTTGTGGAACTCCCGGCTGTTGAGCTTCTGCCGGGCCTTGCGCTGCTGATCGGGATCGGCCGAGAGATAATCCCAGCCCTCCTCGATCTTCCACTTGTTGATCAGCGCGAACGGCACGGACGCGGCCCGCCGCATGAATTTGTCCTTGTCCGTGGACCAGCCATCATTGTGGCGGGCCATCGCGCCGTTGCGGTCAAGGATGGGCTGCACATCGGCATACATCGCGAACTCGCGTCCGATGATGTTGCCTCTGGCGTCGTGCTCATAGCGCACGAACCAGTGACAGCCGGCAGCCGTCGTCAGGAGATGCCGGAAACCCGCAGGGATCGGAACCGCCTCATTCGTTAACTGCATCGCTTGTAATCTCCACGAAGCCGCGCGCTTCGAGCGCATCGGCCTGGGGCCTTGGCATCACCAGCACCGTCCCACGCGGATGGAACAGGTCGCCCTTGCCCGGAATGTGAATGCCCGTTGAAATACGGTTGTCGCCCGCCTTCAGCACGCGGACAGACACCGTATCGAC